CCCTCGGCCGTCCGCGTGGAGGAGGCGCCCGGCGTGGCCAAGAAGCGCAACCGGGGCACGTCCCAACTGGAGTCCCTGCGCATCCCCCTCAACCCCACGAACTTCCAGGGCGGCCCGCGCCTCGGACTGTAGAACAACCCCTCCTCTCGTTAGGGCCCTTCTCGTCGGACAGCAGGCGGGGAGGGCCCGACCATTATGGGCGACGCAGCTTCGGAGTACACCCGGTGGGCCGAGGGTAGAGAGCCCTTCCTTCGCCGGGCCAGGGATGCGGCCAGATTGACGATCCCTAGCCTGCTCCCCCCGCAGGGCCACAACAACCACTCCACCCTGCCCACGCCCTTCCAGGGCCTCGGCGCTCAGGGCGTGAACAACCTGGCCTCCAAGCTGCTCCTCTCGCTCCTGCCGCCGTCCCAGCCCTTCTTCCGCCTCGTCCCGACCGACCCCCGGGCCGTGTCCGAGGCCGGGCCCACGGCCAAGACGGAGATCGAGGAGGGCCTCGCGTCCATGGAGCGGTCCGTGGCGTCCGAGCTGGAGACCATGGCCCTGCGCGTCAAGGTGTTCGAGGCCCTGAAGCACCTGATCGTGACCGGCAACGTCCTGCTGCACATCGACCCCGAGGACGGCAGTCGAGTCCTGACCCTGGGCCAGTACGTGGCCCGCCGGGACCCCATGGGCTTCCTGGAGCGCCTGATAGTGAAGGAGGTCCTGTCGCGGGACAACCTGCCCGAGGAGGTCGAGGAGGCCCTGGCCTCCCCCGAGGGGGCCCCGCACCAACCCCTGTCCCAGTCCGAGCCGTACTCCGGGTCGGGCGTGTCCGTGGGCACGGGCCCCGGCCGCGACCTGGTGGACCTGTACACGGTCATGGAGTGGGACGACGACGCCGAGCAGTACGTCCTGCACCAGGAGGTCATGGGCGGGAGGATGGTGGGCGAGTTCCAGCGCTTCCCCGAGCGCCTGAACCCGTACCGCGTCCTGCGGTACGCCACGATCGACGGCGAGGACTACGGGCGCGGACTGGTCGAGGAGATCATCGGGGACCTGGTGTCCCTGGAGGGCCTGATGCGGGCCATCGTGGAGGCCGCGGCCCTCACGTCGCGCATCCTGTACCTGGTGGACCCGGCCGCGGCCGCCACGGCCGACGACCTGGACACGGCCCCCAACGGGTCGTTCCGGGTGGGCCGCTTGACCGACGTGTCCGTCCTGCAGACCAACAAGGGGGCCGACCTCCAGGTCTCGTTCGCGGCCGTGCAGCGGATCGAGAACCGCCTGGAGCGGGCCTTCCTGCTGAACACGGCCGTGCAGCGCCAGGCCGAGCGGGTCACGGCCGAGGAGATCCGGTACGTGGCCCAGGAGCTGGAGTCCACGCTGGGGGGCGTGTTCTCGGTCCTCTCCCAGGAGCTGCAGCTGCCCATCGTGGAGCTGGTCATGCACTACCTGGCGGCGGCCGGCAAGATCGCCAAGCTGCCGCCCAAGGCCGTGCGCCCGACCATCGTGACCGGGATCGAGGCCCTGGGGCGCGGGCAGGAGCTGAACAAGATGGCCGTGTTCGCGCAGGCCGTGTAGGCCTCCCTGGGGCCCGAGGCCTTCGCCAAGTGGGTCAACCCCCGGTCGTGGCTGGGCCAGCTGGCGGCCGGGTCGGGCATCGACACGAACGACCTCCTCAAGACCGAGGCGGAGGTCGCCCAGGCCGAGACCGTGGCCTACCAGCAGTCGCTCGCACACCAGGTGGCGCCCGAGGCCGCCAGGCAGTTCGGTCCGGGCATCGCCGACAGGATGGGCCTCGGACAGCAACAGCAGGCACCGCCGGCACAGCCGGCCAAGTAACGCATGGACAGAGTGACCGTGGACTCCCCCTCCCCCGCCCCCTCGGCCCCCTCGCCCGACGCGCCCGACGTGGCCGCGGCCGTGCAGGTCGTGGCCCAGAGGCAGTTCGGGCCGCACGGGACCAGCACGACCGTCGTGCCGGCCGCCCCCGACAAGCCGGCCGACCGCCCGGCCTGGCTCCCGGCCAAGTTCAAGTCGCCCGAGGACATGGCCCAGGCCTACTCCCAGCTGGAGCAGCGCATGGGCGGCGGTCAGCCGCAGGTCCCGGGCCCCGCGCCCGCGGCCCCGGCGGGCATCACCATCCCCGAGTCCCCGGCCCCGGCCGTGCAGGCCCCCCCGGGCTCGGCCGACCTGGTGCAACGCATGACCCAGGAGTACGCCGCGAGCGGGTCCGTGAGCCCGGCCCTGCGCCAGGAGTTCGTCCGGCGCACCGGCCTGCCCGACTCGTACATCGACAACCAGGTCAACTACATGCGGGCCCAGGAGAAGCAGGCCGTGGACATGGCCACCCGCCGGCTGGGCGGGGAGCAGGCCGTGTCCGAACTGACCCAGTGGGCGGCCAAGCGCCTCTCGAACGAGGAGCGCCAGGCCTTCAACCAGGCCGTGTACTCCAACAACCCGGGCATGGTCCAGCTGGCCCTGGACGGCCTGGCGGCCAAGTACGAGGCCGAGGTCGGGCGGTCGCCGCGCGTGATCGCCGGGCGGCGGCCCATGCCGGACCACGGCGGAATCCAGCCGTTCCAGTCCCAAGACCAATGGTTCCAGGCCATGAAGGACCCCCGGTACAAGGTAGACTCGGCCTACCGCCAGGAGGTCGAGGACCGGCTCCGCCAGGGCATGCAGCTGGGCCTGGTCTAGGTGACCGCCGTGGCCGACCAGGACTACGACGACCCCCTGGCCCAGTCGATGGTGGCCCACTGGTTCCACTCGCACCCCCTGAAGGGCGACCAGGCCAATCGCCTGGCGTCCCTACGGGACGGGGCCCACCTGTTCGCCCGCCACCTCCTGCACCACGTCCCGTGTTGCTACGAACGAGAAGAGGCGCTGAAGGCGATCGACTCGGCCTACAGTTGGGCCCAGCGCGCGATCGAGCGGGCGGAATGATCGAGAGTAAGGCACAAATGAAACGGTTTCTCTTTGGCATCGTAATCTGGGGCCTCGTGTTGACACTGTTGGCCCTCCTCCTGCCCGGCTGCGCCGACGGCCCCTCGGTCCAGGACCAGCTCGTCCGGGCCTTGAACGACGCCCTGCGCGATGGGGTCGTGACCGAGGCCGAGAAGTCCAACCTGGTGGCCCTCCTGGCCCAGTCGGCCTCCCAGATCAACTGGCCCCTGACCCTCCTCACGTCGGCCGGCTCCGTCGCCAGCGCCCTCCTGGGGGTCAAGTTCATCCCGTCCCGCCTGTTCCAGGGTCCGTTCGACCCGCAAGCTCCCAAGTAAGCCTAACATGGTCTCCGGTCAATACCAAGCCCACCGTAAGCAGCCCGTCTACCAGACCCGGCTGAACCACGTCTTCAGCGCGGCCGTCACCCCCACCGTCGTGGCGGCCGGGTCGTTCCCCTCGGTCGGGTCCAAGATCGCCCTGTCGGCCGCCCAGTCGGCCAAGGCCCTGGACTGGGACGGGAAGAACTCCCTGCTCGTCGGGTCCATCACTCTGGACGACGCCAACGACCGGATCAACCTGGACCCGGGCGTGTACGAGGTCGAGGTGTCCCTCCTGCTGCTGGAGGCCGGCACCGACTCGGACTTCGGGGTGGCCCTGACCCTTGCCGCGGCCGCGGCGCCCGACCTGGAGCTGGACGCGGTCCTGGGGGGTGTCCTGCTGACCGGCTCGACCGCCCACTTCCACACCAAGAAGCTGCTGACCGTGACCGCGGCCCGCGTCCTGGAGCTGCACGTGGCGTGGCACACGGCCGGGGCCACCGGCACGATCCGGCCCGGCTCCTTCCTGTCCATCCGCCGCCTGGGCAACATCGACTTCTAGTAACGCCAAGGACCCGGCGTTGTACGGCCGCGAAACACGGCCGCATGAAGTAGGGTCCCGTCCAGGGCGATCCCCGTCTGCGGCCGGCGAAGGCTGATCGGACGCGGGAGGTGGAGAAGGCAGTGTTCGCCTCGCCGACTCTACGCCAACGCGCTGGACATCCAACAACCCCGCCGGGGGGCTCCCCGGCCCGACGCCCCGACCCGACCGCGTCACTCGGCCCCGCCACGGCGGGACAACCGCGCCGACGTCGCAGGCGAGGAGGTCCTCGGACCCATTCCGATTGACCCCGTTCTCCAAAAGGAGGTACCACCGTGACGGATAATGTCATCCTTTCTCGGCCGGGTGCCGCCAACAACGACTTCACCAGCGAAGCGACCGCCTCCGGTCTCTTCCTGAAGCTCTTCGCGGGCGAAGTTCTGCAGGCCTTTGATGAGTTCAACGTCATGTCTGCCCTCGTCATGGTCAGACAGGCCCCCGCAGGCAGCAAGAGTGCCCAGTTCGTCATCACCGGCCGCGCCGCGGCCCTGGGTCTGCTCCCGGCCGTCTCGACCGGGCAGATCACCAACATCTTCGCCGACTCGACCTTCGCCCAGCAGATCAAGTCTGCCGAGAAGGAAGTGTTCGTGGACGGGCCGATCATCGCCCCGCTCATGATCACGGAGTTCGACCAGCTGCGCCAGCAGTACGACTCCCGCGCCATCTACGCCGAGGAACTCGGGCGTGCCGTGGCCGAGGAGTACGACACCCGGGCCATGCTGATGGTCCTGAACGGGTCCCGTTCCGCGTCCCAGATCACCGTCTCCGGCCCGGACAACGATCGGGCAGGTATTCGGTTCTCCGACGCGGACTTCATCACCAACGGGGCCTCGGCGGTGGCCACCCTGTACGAGCTGATGCGCCTGATGGACGAGAAGTTCGTTCCTCGGCTGGATCGGCACGTCGTCGTCACTCCCCGCTGCTACGCCAACCTGACGCAGCAGACGGACCTGCTGAACCGGGACTGGAACGACGGGAAGAACGGCGACTTCGCGGACGGTACGGTCTTCAAGGCCGGCGCCTTCCAGTTGCACGTCTCGACCCACATCATCGGCCTGTTGAGCAGTTCCGACCTCTCGGCCGCAAACCGGACGGGGGCGCTCAACATCTACTCGGGCGCGACGGCCCCCAACGGCACCAACGGCGCCACGGCCGGCGGTACTGGCAACTTCACCCACTCGGCCGCGCTTGCCTTCCACAAGTCCGGCGTCGGCTCGGTTCAGCTTCGGGGCATGAGCGTCGAGTCCGACTACTTCCTGGAGTACCAGTCCACCGGATTGGTCGCCAAGAAGATCGTCGGCCTCTCGTTCCTGCGCCCCGAGGCGTGCGTCGAGATCGTGGACAACTAGCCACTTCGCGGGGGCCCGGCTTCGGGCCGGGTCCTCGCAACCCCCAACCAAGAACATGACCCAGGCAAGACTGACCGAGCTGGAGGCGACCAACGCGATTTTGCGGTTGTTGGCTCGGATGCCGGTCAACTCCCTGAACGCGGCCGACCTGACCCCCGACGCCACGTTCGCCCTGCAGGAGCTGAGGTACGAGAACAAGGCGGTACAAGCTGTCGGTTGGCACTTCAACCGGGAGCAGAGCGTGAAATTGGTCCCTACGGCCAACAAGGTCCCCCTGACCGACGATATCGCCCGCGTGGACAATGCCAAGCGGTGGGGCGGCTGGGGCGGCCGGGGGGGCATGGACCTGACCATGCGCGTGGACCCGGTCGACGGCGTGATGAAGCTCTACGACCGGACCGCCAACTTGCGCAACACCGACCCCTTTGACTTTTCTAACGTGTCCGAGGTCCGGGTGGACCTGGTGCGGTACCTGGACTTCGAGGGCACGCCCGACTCCTTCCGGCAGTACGTGACCATCCGGGCCGGCCGGGCCGTCCAGTCGCGCCTGATCGCCGACCCGACCCAGTACCGCTTCTCCCTGGACGACGAGGCCGCGGCCCTGCGCCTCCTGGCCAAGGAGGAGACGGACACGTCCGACGCCAACGGCCTGCGGGCCCCCGGAGTGTGGGGCATCGTGGCCAGGCTCAGCCCCCTGGATTACCTGGAGAGCCGCTGACCGATGGCCCTGATCGAGGTCCCGGTCCCGACCCTGTTGTCGGGCGTGAGCCAGCAACCGCCCGCGAATCGGACCCCCGGGCAGCTCGAATCCTCGGACAACAGCATCTCGCACGTCGTGAATGGCCTGGGCAAGAGGCGCGGCACGCGCCACATCGCCCGCCTCATCTCGGGGGTTGAGAGCGTCATCAAGGCCCACACAATCAACCGCGATTCCGTCGAGCGGTACAAGGTCCTGATCGGGGAGCGCCGGGTGCGCGTGTTCGACCTGGCCGGGGCAGAGTACCCTGTGCTCGATCCCCTGACCGGGTACGGCGCCATGGGCCGTCCCGGTGTCCCCATTCTTCTGCCGGAACATGTAGGAAAGTTTGAAGGTTTGGGTATTGACATCATCCACCACGACCCATTTGC